GTATGGACTGTTGCATCGGCAGGCTCAGAGACTTGGACAGGAACAACACCAACAGTAACAACTTGGTCAAATATATCTAGCGGAAACTCACAATGGCAATAAGTAGAATAACTTTCGGGGAGTGGACTCCAGATCAGCCAGGTCTAGCCAATGGCTTACAAAGGGCAGAGAATGTCTTTTCTAAGGCTGTAGGCTATGGTGCTATCAATGCAGCAGTAGACTACTCAGCAGCAGCATCCGAGAACTTGACTAATGTAGTAGCAGGCAAAACAGCAGCAGGAGCTACAATTGTATTTGCTGGCGGTGCAACAAAACTATTTAAGCTAGATTCAGGTGATCTATCTTTGGATTCAGTAGTAAAGGCAAGTAGAACAATTACCAATGTTGCTAAGACAAGCCAAGTTGTAACGATTACAACCTCAGTAGCACATGGATTTTCTATCGGTGATTCGGTAACAGTAGCAGCAACATCTACAACTGCTGTCAATGGTACTTTTAATATCGATACAGTTACTTCTACAACTTTTACCTATGCTCAGTCTGGTGGGAACATTAGTACGACTGCTGACACAGGCACAGTAACTTTTGCTTATGTAACACCTACAAACCAAAGATGGCGGTTTACTCAGTTTGGCAATGTCTTAATTGCAGCCAATGGTGGTAATCGTCTACAGGGATATAACTTAAACAGTTCTTCTACATTCCAAGACCTAGCAGCAGATGCTCCACAGTCTCGGTATGTAACAGTAGTGCGCGATTTCGTAGTATCAGCTTATGTAAACAGTTCGACTGTATATCCATACAGGGTGCAATGGTCAGCCTTGGGAGACGAGTCTAGTTGGGCTAATTCAGCTACAACACAGGCAGACTTCCAAGATATTCCCGATGGTGGCTCGATTGTGGGAATTACTGGTGGTGAATATGGTTTAGTCTTTATGGACAGATCAATCCATCGTATGTCGTATGTTGGTAGTCCTTTAGTATTCCAGTTCGACAATATCAGTCGTAACCTAGGATGCTACGAGGCTAACAGTATTGTGCAGTATGGTGGAACTTCATTCTTCCTATCGGATGATGGATTCTATGCATGTGATGGACAACAAATTATTCCGATTGGGAACGAAAAAGTTAATCGGTATTTTTGGTCAGATGTAGATGATGGCACAATAAACCTAATGTCGGCAGCAGTAGATCCATTTAGAAAACTTGTTATTTGGGCTTATGCTTCTCAGTCATCGGCAACTGTAGATAAATTGCTTATTTACAATTATCAGACAAACAAATGGACTAGCGGAACAACCAATGCAAGTCGAGTAGCTTCTTTTTCTACACCATCCTTTGATTTAGAAGGCATGGATGTATTTGGCAACCTAGAGCAGATTCAATCAAGTTTTGATGACAGGGTTTGGCTAGGTGGCAAGATGCAGTTTGCCGGAGTTAAGAATACTAAGATTGTTACTTTCTCAGGTAATGGAAATACCGCTTACATTGAGACAGGCGATATTGAGATGCCAGGTGTAACTTCTGCCATCACACTTGCTAAACCAATTGTAGATGGTGGTTCTGGTAGCGTTGCCCTGTTCTCTCGTAGACTGTTAAACCAGCAAGTTGTATTCGGTTCGCAGACCGCAGCAGATGCAGAAAATAGAGTATCTTTGCGTGGTATAGGGCGGTATCATCGTCTACAATTAACACCTACAGGTCAATGGACAAATGCAGTAGGTCTAGATGTAGATATGAACCCTTTGGGAACTAGATAATGTATCGATTGTTGCCTCCTTTTGGAGCAGATCAGCGCGGTGTAGCCGAAGTAGTCAATGGTATTATGAACGGCAAAACTAACAATACTGGCTCTGTTACTTTAGCAACAGCCGGTGCAAGCACTACGACATTAACAGATGCTCGGATTGGTGCAGATTCAGTCATTATCCTAGTGCCAGCAGATGATGTATCAGCAGCATCGTTTTACCCTTATCTAGCAGTACAAGACGATACAGACCAAGCTGCGACAACGACAACAGCAGCCAATGTTATGTCGTTTTCTACAACGGATTATGCATTAGGTGCAAGTCTAGTAAGTAATACGAAACTAACAGCAGGATACTCTGGACTGTATAACATACAGTTTTCTGTACAACTAACTAATACGACCAACGATGCACAAACAGTTAGTATTTGGTTTAGTAAAAACGGAACAAATGTAGCAAACAGTAATAGTGAGTTTGGTATTAAAGCTAGAAAATCAAGTGGTGCTGCTAGTCAAGCTATTGCAGCACTAAACTTCTTTATTGCATTGCAAAAAGACGATTATGTAGAGTTAGTTTGGAGACCAAGCGACATTGGTGTAAGCATTGAGCATTTTGGAACACAAAGCACACCAACTAGACCAGCAACACCAAGCATCATAGCCACCATGAGTTATCTATCATCGAATGGCTATACCAGTAATCTTTTTACAATGCCTTATATATCAGCAGTAACCAACGGAAGTGCCACCATTAGCCATCCAGCTAATACAGTATCAGGCATGACTTACAAATACATCATCGTAGGATAAAAAACTATGGCAACAACGACCACTACCTCGCAAATTGATCCAGCGTTACTACCTTTCCTTACCCAAGGTTTAGAAAGGGCGCAGAGTCTATTTTTGACAGGACAGCAACCAGAGTTCTTTCCTGGACAGACCTATGTCAGCCCATCGGCTGCAACTCAAGAAGCCATTGCTCAACAAGAGGCTATTGCTCGCCAACAGTCTCCTGTTCTACAACAAGCTCAACAGGCTTATCAACAGTCATTAGGTCAGGTCGGACAAACTGCTGCCGGTGGATTCTTAAATGCCAATCCGTACCAACAAGCAATGATGGAGGCAGCTACTCGCCCACTAACCCAACAATTTAGCCAAGCAGTATTGCCAGGCATATCGAGCCTTTACAGCCGTTCTGGTCGTTTGGGTAGTGGTAGTATGGAAAGAGCCTTGGGAACTGCTACAGAGGCTTTTGGGCGGTCTCTAGGGGATATTACATCCAATATCGCAGGAACACAGTATCAACAGGAAAGAGGACTACAGCAACAAGCACAAATGCAACAAGCTCAGTTAGCTGGTCTAGCACCTCAATTCTATGGTCAACAATTCCTGCCTTCTCAGACATTGGCTCAAGTGGGCGCACAACAAGAAGCAATCTCAGCACAACCTTTACAAGAGCAACTGGCTCGTTATCAATTCCAACAAAGACTTCCATACGAGCAATTGTCTGGTTATCTTTCCTCAGTTTATGGCACTCCATTAGGAAGCTATGGCACACAGACAACTACTGCTCCTACCTACCAAAATCGTGGAGCAGGTGTGCTTGGTGGCGGTATAGCTGGCGGTCTAGGCGGTTACGCACTAGGTCAAGCGTTCCCACAAATCGGTGGTACTTATGGTGCATTAGGCGGTGCAGCACTTGGTGGATTATTAGGCGGTGGATTTTTCTAATTGCTAGTAAGGCGATATAGCCCAAAACAAATACAGTCTGAGTGGGCTGTTATTGAGGGTTATATTGCCGATGCACTTACCCAAAGTGAGTGCGATGAATACGATGTAGAAGATGTAAAAAGTTCTTTAATCAATGAGCATTTGCACTTATTTGTAGGTGTAGAACAAGATAAAATACAAGGTGTCATAGTTATATCTTTTGTTCAGTATCCTAAACAAAAAGTAGCTTTTATATGTGCTTATGGTGGTAAGTTTGTAACCAATCAAGAAGCATACAAGCAATTGTGTTTATTATTTAAAGCATTTGGGGCAACAAAAGTACAAGGCTATGTTAGAGACTCTGTTGCAAGACTAACAAAACGACTTGGGTTTGTAGAAAAACAAATATTGGTGGAACATAAACTATGAGATTTAACAACAGAGCCTGTGCCTTAATGGACATTCCTGACCTACCACAAAGAGCTTTTGAGCATTGTGGAGATGGCAAGATCAAGCCTCAAGGCGGTGGAGGCGGAGATATTATTTCTGCTGTTACAGATCCAATATCTGATGTTCTAGGAACATCTGGAGATGGTGGTGGTATCCTTGGTGCAGCAGAAGATTTAGTCCAAGGAACTGGTAGTGCATTGGCAGAAGTAGATAAGTTTGTAGGCAGAGAAATACCTGGTGGATGGGTAACTCCAGCACTTATTACAGCAGCAATAGCAGCACCATATGCAGCGCCTTACTTAGCAGGAGAAGGTGCAGGAGCAGCAGCATTTACTGGAGCAACAGAAACAGGTCTTGCAACTCTTGCAGGAGAAGGTGCTTTAGCAGATACAGTAGGTGCTACGCTTTTATCAGAAGCAGCAACTGCTGCAGCAGTAGAACAAGCAGCAACACAAGCGCTTCCATATACGCTTGCAGCAGACGCATCCAACTTAGCAGCTAGTGGTTTTGATTCAGCAACAATTGCTCAAAACCTAACAGCATCAGGTGTAGATTCTTTTGTTGCAGCAGATGCAGCAAACTTAGCAGCCCAAGGATTAAGCGAAGCAGCTATTGCACAAAATTTATCGCAAGCATACACAACAGCAGAACTAGCAGGAACAGGTCTTACATCTAATGCTTTAGGTGCAGCATCTAGAGGAATAAGTGCTGGACAAGCTCTACAAGGATTAAGAGCAGCAAGTGGATTACTAGGTGGTAGACAACAACCACAACAACAGATGCCACAAATGCAGATGGGTGGTAGAACACAGATGCCACAGGGCAATGTTGATTACTCAGGTTTATACAATTTACTAGCTCTACAAAGAGCAAGAAATCCAAATTCTTTATTAGGATAAATTATGGCAATTGATCTATCAGCTTTATTCGGACAACAACCAGACTATTCTCAGCTTATTAGTCCTGCCGAGCAACAACGATTACAGTCCAACGCAGGACAGCAAGCACTATTAAACGCTGCTATCTCTGCACTAGGCATGACAGGACAGACAAGACAGCCTATCAGCACAGGTCAAGTATTAGCTGGCGCATTAGGCGCAGGCATGGAAGGCTATAACCAATCGTTTGACAGAACGCTAAAGCAGATGGTTACAGGTATGCAGTTGGGCGAGTACAAGAAAAAACAAGATGCTCAAAAAAGATACCAAGAGTTAGTCAAAGGTGCTACAACACAAATTCCACAGCCAATTCCAATGGCTACGGGTCAAGGCTCACAATTAGAGATTCTTTCTCGCCCTGAATTTGGTGGAGGTATGGCAGCAGAAGAAACAGTAGCTGCATTACGAGCCAATCTACCTACAAAAGAAGGAATTGATTTAGCTAAATTACAGCCTGCGGTTATGCAATATCTTGCAGAAACAAGTCCAGAGAAATTTATTGAAGCACAAGCATCTTTAGCAAAAGCAGGTCAAAAAACATATAAACAAGTAGATCTTGGTAATGCTATTGCTTTTATGGATGACAATCTTAATATTGTTAAACAGATTCCAAAGCAAAAAGAAGGAAAAGAAGTAGACACATTTGGTAGAGAAAACACATTAAGAAGTCAATATCTTGATAAGACCAAAGACTACACAGGTATTGCACAAGCATTTTCAAAAGTAGAATCGGCAGCAAAAGATCCATCGGCAGCAGGCGACCTTTCTTTAATTTTTGGATACATGAAAATTCTAGATCCAGCATCTGTTGTTCGTGAAACTGAATTTGCTAATGCTCAAAATGCTGCTGGTGTTCCAGATCAAATTAGAAATATGTATAACAGAGCATTAAGAGGCGAAA